ATACATAAATGAGCGAACTTTGCGTGAAGAAATTGGTTGAAGATGCTATTATTCCAACTCGGGGTTCTACTCATGCTGTTGGATATGATTTATACAGTGTCGAGGATTGCTGTGTACCACATAACTCGCGGCATCTTGTCGGAACGGGGATCTCAATTGTTTTGCCAGTAAATGTATATGGTCGGGTTGCGCCCCGTTCAGGTCTCGCTGTCAAGCACGGTATCCAAGTCGGTGCGGGTGTCATCGATCCGGACTACACTGGCGAGGTCAAGGTCGTGCTCTTCAACCAAGGCGACAAAGATTTCGAAATCAAAAAAGGAGACAGAATCGCACAGCTCGTGTTGGAGCGTTGTGAAACACCATTTGTTCGAGAAGTTCAGTCGATCGAAGAAACAGTGAGAGGTTCAGGTGGTTTCGGTTCTACAGGCGCTTAAAATTTTTTATGTTCGTCACAGAACCATAGCATTTCTTCAGTGGGCATGAATAGAATGCCTTTGCGCATGGTCATCCACAATTGCGCTTGGTTTATGTTTGGATAACTCCAAAGAAGCCATCTTTCCCAATACCCCGCACGAAAGGGATCATCCCAATTTTCTTCTGTGCTGGTGTCTGCATAAAGCATACCCCGATGTATCTCATAAGGATCCGTCTCAGTTCTCACATCTTTTGGTATTTGTGCACCACGTCTAAGAAGATGTGCGCGCATGAGTCTCGGATTTCCATGATCTGTGTAATCTGGTGATTCCAGGGATCCAATGTCGAGCGTCCTCTTATTTGGAAGAGTAACCCTGTATTTATGTGTGAGAGTGGGGCTTGGCTTGAGAACCACGTGCATATAAAATTATGTCTTTTATTTTTTTTGGAGATATGGCGTACCTAAGTTTCTTCGATTAGATATTTAAATTAACAAAAAATGTTTGATATTTTGAAAACAACCGTCGGTACTGGTGGCCCACTCTTGATCGAGTACAAGGGTCGCATCATGTGTGAAAATTGTGTGATCATCGCAGAACGTCACATCGAACGTATGATTGAAAAGGTGAAGGATTTTAAGTTTTCAAAGATTGAACAAACTTCAGATCGCTCTTTTTCAATTTCTTGACGACAAACTTCGTTTCTACCATACGCATGTACGCATACGCTGCTAAAAACTCGAGATTATGTAATAACTTATATAAATTCCATGTGAACATTTTTAACGTATAATTATCCCTTTTGTTCCACGTCTGTTCCCTAGTAGTTGTCGTAGTTCTGACCATATCCTATATAAAAACAAAACGTCTAAATATATTATGCGAACATACACGTCACTTGATGGTATAACCATCAAAGTGGGTGAAAATGCAAAGGATAATGACGCACTCACTGAATCAAGTTATCCAAAGGAGTGGTGGATGCACACCGCGGGTTTTCCCGGTTCCCACGTTGTTGTGTGTCACGAAGGAGATGTGATACCTCGTGAAACTAAGAGGGATGCAGCCGTTCTAGCTGTACATCATAGCAAGGCTCCAAATATAAAGATGACTCCCGTCGATTTAATCCGTGTCGAAGACGTTATTTCTGGAAAAAATCATGGACAAGTGCATCTCTCTAAATCGGCCATGATTTTAACTGTTTTTATGAACAGGGAACAAGAACGTCTCAAAAGATTATTAAAAGTTTGATGCGACTTGTTTGTAAGTATGCAAACCATAGGTGAAATCCTGATTATCATGGTGACTACATTTTTGACTATGTTAAACATAATTGCATGGATTTATATCGTAAAAATGATAACAAGCATCACTGTATTTATGGCACAACAACCGTTTATACCTACGTTAGTACTTGGAACGGTACTGATTCTCATGTTACTTCAGACCATTTACTTATAGAATAAATGGTATACATGAATATGAATCATCAAGATTGGAAACCCGTCGTCATTCATGGAAAGTCTGCACCCTCACCCGCGTCTCGACCTCATCGTGAAGTGACGAAGGAACAGAAACTGGATCAAACGGAAATCGGTACACACGAGAAGGTGTCTGTATCGATGGCGAAGACGATTCAACAAGGGCGTATTGCTAAAGGTTTCAAAACGCAAAAAGATTTAGCAAACGCGATAGGTGTACCCGCGAGCGTTATCAATTCATACGAATCGGGGAAGGCTATTCCTGATAACGCTATTCTTCAGAAGTTACGAAAGGTCCTCGGGGTGAGGTTGGCACGTTCTTGATATCCCTATCAGCGTGAGTGGAAAAACAACCAAAAATGCGATCACAGTCAGTGTCACTACCATGTTATCATGTACTTAGAGTTTAAACGCAGAATTTGAATATGCGAGATGTCTGGTATTTGGTGAAGAATCCAGATGAATCTCTGTGTTTGGCTAAAGGTCAAGAAGATGTTGAATTAGTGCCTATATCTTTTGAACGAGAATACATCTGGTATTTCGACAAGAATGCCTGGGAATACACAAAAATGTTGACGGTCGTACACTTTTTGACCATGTTTGTATTTTTAAATGATGTAATACAAGTGGTAAGTTTTGTATTGTCTGTAATTGTTGTGTGTACAGACAATAATAAGTATACACTCCCGTATGTGTTTGGACATTTATTGTTTTGTGTTACAAATATACCACTCAATATAATATATTGGAGTTTATATAGTGTGTGCATTTCGTGTATGTACACACTTGGTTATTCCATATTATTGATCTTTTATTTAAGGCTGGACCAGTGACCAGCTATGTAATACACATCTTTGAAACCGTAATCGACTAATTTCTCTGCCGCAACTCTGGCCCTTTGCCCAGAGTTGCAGTAGACGAGTAAACCTTTTTTAGGAAGTTCAGATACAGTCTTTTTATTCATTTTATTTACTGGTAAATGGAGTGCTCTGGGATAATGACCCATTTGATATTCTGTATACGTTCTCACATCTATCACTTGTTTTATCTTACCACTCTTTATCAACCTTTTTGCTTCTTCTGAAGAGATGAGGTTTTCGCCGGTGAATGTGTACGCTATCGCGAGACCACCCAACGCTATGATCACTGGTAACATTTGAAATCTACAAAGATAAAGATTTGAATCGACATACACGTATGAGACTTCGAATTAAGAAGCTGCACGAAGATGCTATAATACCCACTAGAACATCACCTGGTTCAGTTGGTTATGATTTGTATAGCATGGAAGATTTAATTGTTCCTCCGATGGAACGTGCGTTCATAAGCACTGGTGTGTGTGCATCTCTCCCACCGGGTGTGTATGGTCGCATAGCTCCCCGATCTGGACTTACGTTAAAACATGGTATTCAGACGGGTGCCGGTGTTATTGACCCAGATTTCACGGGTGAATTAAAGGTAATCCTTTTTAATCACGGGAGTGAACCGTTCGCCATTAAAAAGGGGAATAGAGTCGCTCAAATGATATTGGAGCGTTGTGAGACACCCCTCATTGAGGAGGTTGAAGAATTAAATAAAACGCAGAGAGGCGACAACGGATTTGGTTCTTCCGGAAATTAGTTGGAGAACGCTATACCCGCCATACCATCTTTTATGCGCAAAATATTGTAGTTCACAGCGTAGACGCGGTGGATAAGTCCACCGCCTACTGGGCTCTGAATGGTCAACTTCGCGTTATCAATTCTAGAGAAGTTAAGGGAGCCGCTTGGTTGAGTCTTGTTTATGGAAAGACAGAATGGCCAAGTGTACAATGGGGCCGTATCAAGAACACCCGCCGCGAGAGCCGTGGTGTGCATCTCATGGGTAACATTGTGGTGGAATGTCTTGGTGGTGTTTTCGTAAAGCGCCAAACCGTTGATGTAAAGGGACGCTGTATCGAAGCTGTAATCCGTGGACCAACCCTGGGTGGAGGCGTTCGAGGACACCATGTGCAAAGCCTTGACTGGGTGGTTGAAATAGGTGAGATCAATAGACGTATCCGTCTTGGTGGCTGGCTGATACTGCACCTGGCTGATGAGGAGTTCGTGTTCCTGGCTCGTGAAATATTCACGTTCCGCAGTATCCACGTAGCCGTACATACCATAGATCTTTGGTGCGGCACCCAAATCCTTGAGACCCGATCGACACTTGATGCGCAATTCAACTTCGTGGTATTGCAAAGCAACCAATGGAAGCGATTTGGTCCAGTCTTCACTGAAGAAAAATGGGATCATGTAGTGATCACACGCGGTACCGCCGGCACCTTCCGCGTTTCCACTGACCTCGGCTGTGGTCACCGCACACGAAGCCCTGGCTTGGTTATCGCGGTAAAGAATGTTGTGTACACCCTGAATGTACAAGGAATCAAAACGGCAAACTTCTTGGCCGCCAACGAGAAGCGTGAATTCGGTGGCGCTGCTATCGTCGCTCGAGAACAAGCCATCGTCGTTCGCCAAAACATTCGAGATGTTTGGTTGTTCAATCCACATGTAACTCAAGAGATCACCCTTGGAGATAATTGGCACAGAGACCTCGTTTCCACCGGAAAATGTACCGATGTAATCCATGCGCTCTGGTTTGAGCGCGAAGTTGGTGTGACGCTTGTAGTTTTGACGCCAGAAGCTCACTTGTGGATCACCCGTGATGTAGACATCCTGAGCCCCGACTGATACGAGATCTACTAACGCTGCTGACATTTAATTATAAACTATATTAAAATTTTGGATGTATAACGAAGTATGGTTGTCTTCCAAGCGCTCACCTGGGAATCAAGGGATACTGAAGATGAACACCAAATTAGTATCTTTGGTAAAACTCGGGAAGGTAAATCCGTGTGCGTGACGACAAATTTTTCTCCATATTTTTTCGTTAAGCTTCCAAAAAATACAACTCAACAGAGAGTTCAGATCATATACAACAAGATAGACAAAGCATGTCCTGGTTGCTTGACAAGTTACAACATCATCCATAGGAAAGATGTGTGGGGATTTCAAAACAATGAGCAATTTCCTTACTTGCAGATGTTTTTTACAAATCTCGCGGCGAGACGAATGGTCGCTGGTCGTTTAAGAAGACCTTTACCGGATGAACACATGAAATTAAAATTGTACGAATCAAACTTAGATCCAGTGCTTCGTCTCATGCACAGAACTGGTATTCAATCGACTGGATGGTTGGACACTGGTGAAGAGTGTGACCCTGGTTATTTTGCAAACGTGGACATCGACCTTCATTGTAAAAATTGGAGACACTTAAAACCTGTGGACATTGCCGAAACAGCTCCGTTTGTGGTTGCGTCACTCGATATTGAATGTAACAGTTCTACGGGTAAATTTCCGGACGCCGATATTACCGGTGATGCATGTTTCCAGATCGCCATTTCCTTGTGTAAGTTTGGTAGTGACGAACCATACGACAAGACGTGTCTGTGTTACAAAAAGACGGATACAAATCTAGATGGTTGCAATATCTTGTATTACGAGACTGAACGTGAAATGCTGGAAGCTTTCAGAGAATACATGATCAAAGAAGACATCGATATCATCACCGGATGGAATATCTTTGGTTTTGATCTTGAATACCTGATTAAAAGAGCTATCGTCACCAAATGCGATTATAAATTTTTTGAATTGAGTAAAATGAAGGGTCACGCGTGTGAATTGATATCAAAGAAATTATCTTCGAGTGCTCTCGGTGATAACGAACTGAAGATCATTCCAATCCCGGGTAGATTTGTGTTCGATTTGTTTCACGAGGTGAAGAAGGGGTATAAACTCGATTCGTATAAACTCGATAACGTATCTAAGTTGTATCTCGGAGACAACAAGATTGATATGCCCGCGAAGGAGATGTTTGCTCGATACAAGGAAGGTGACCCAGTGAAATTGCGGGAAGTTGCGGAGTATTGTATTAAGGATACCCTTCTTCCGCACAGACTTTTGTCTAAATTGTGTATACTGATTAACCTTCTAGAAATGGCGAAGGCGACCTGGGTACCCCTGTGTTATCTCGTGGAACGGGGACAACAAATCAAGGTGTTTAGTCAATTAACAAAGAAGGCGAGGGAGATGGGATTCATGGTTCCTACGATTC